CTCGCCCGCGAACGGGCGAAGAAATATATTTCTATGCGGCTCGGATCTTTCGACTATGCGTGCCGCGCCTGCGATCTGGATCCGGTCAAAACCCAGGCAATGATGGCCAGTGTAATTCAAAAACACGAGGCAGCCAATGACTGACACCATCACCCGTCTCATAGGCCGCCAAGAGATCCTCCCCGTCATGGCGCAGATGTACGGCATCTACACATGGCGGGGAGCCCTGCTGTTCATCAAGCGCCGCAACCTGCCCCTCAAGAAAACCCCCTCCGGACGCCCAATGTTCATCGTCGCCGAGCTGATCCGCTACGACCAGAAGTTTCAGTCCCTCCTGGATAAGTAGTATCCACTTTTTCACCCTAAATCATCTAGCCGGATAAAAAGTATACAGGTATGCTCTTTACACAGTCCGGGGCCTGCCACGGGGACTCACCATAGCGACACAAGGCCCGCAGTCGAGCACCCCGGCCGCCGAAACGCATGGACCACGACAAGGCAGCACAGCAGGCAGGGGAGGCCGTCAAGAGCGAGTCCAGGCTCGCCGTGGAGAAGCTTGCAGGCGGGGTCCGAAAGATCGTCCGCGAGCTGGCCCTGATCGGCTACAGCGATCCAAGCCAGTTCGTCGAGGTGGCCGAGGGCGGAGAACTCAGGTTTCGCACGTTCAAGGAGATGGGGACCCGGCGCCGCTGCCTGAAACGCATCAGCGAAAAGACGGTCATCACGAAGAGCAAGGACGGGGAGAAGCTCTACAAGACATCGACCGTCGATTACGAGCTGTGGTCGAAGCTCGACGCCCTCAAGGAGCTGATCGTGCTCGGGGACTACCGGCCGAGCGAGAGGCACGAGGTCGAGCACACCGGTTCGCTAGAGATCAAGGATGCACGGGCAAAGATCGCAGGCAAGCTGCTTCCTGAGTTTACCGCCGGAGGTTCGCCGGGCACGACTGGAAAGCCTGAGTGACGCCGAGGCGGCGGCGCTGGCCTACGACTGGAAATTCTGGGCGAGGCCGAACCAGCTCTGGCCGGAAGGCGGCCATTACATTTGGCTCATCCTGGCCGGTCGAGGCTGGGGCAAAACGAGATCGGGCGCGGAGTGGTGCCGCATGATGGTTGAGGAGATGGGCTACAGGCGAGGGGCGCTCCTGGGCAGGACGGCGGCGGACATCCGCGACGTCATGATCGAGGGCGACAGCGGCATCCTCTCCGTATGCCCGCCCTGGAACAAGCCGGAATACAACCCCTCGAAGCGCCGGATCACCTGGCCGAACGGGGCCATCATGACCGCCTACAGCGCCGACAAGCCCGACATGCTCCGCGGCCCCCAGCACGATTTTGCCTGGGTGGACGAGCCGGCCTCGTTCCGATACCCCGAGGCCTTCGACATGCTCTCGTTCGGCCTGCGCCTGGGCCGCAAGCCTTTGTGCGTAATCACCGGCACGCCGAAGCCCCTGGCCATCATCAAGGACCTGATCAAGAACCCGGATTGCCGCGTCACCCGCGGGACGACATACGACAACCGCGACAACCTCGCGCAGCCCTTCCTGAACCGGATCATCCAGAAATACGAGGGCACGCGCCTGGGCCGCCAGGAGATCTACGCGGACATCCTCGACGATCTCCCCGGGGCCCTGTGGACCCGCAGCATACTGGACCTCAACCGGGTGCCCGTGATCGGCTTCGACTGGGCCCACTTGGACCGCATCGTCGTGGCCGTCGACCCGGCAGTCTCCAACGAGGAGCAGTCAAACGAGACGGGCATCGTCGTGGCGGCCCGCTCCATGGCCGGCGAGGGCTACCTGCTGGACGACAGGACCCTGAGCGACACCCCGGCCGGATGGGGCAAGGCGGCCGTGGATGCCTATCACAAGTACAAAGCCGACTGCATCATTTGCGAGGTCAACCAGGGCGGGGACATGGTCGAGCACGTCATCCGCACCATCGACAACAAAGTCGCCGTCAGGCAGGTGAGGGCGTCCCGTGGAAAGCACGTCCGGGCCGAACCCGTGAGCAACCTAGCCGAACGCGGCGTGATTCATCACGTCGGCTCGTTCCCCGAGCTGGAGGATCAGCTCTGCCTGATCACGGCCACGGGTTACGAGGGCGAGGGGAGCCCGGACAGGGCAGACGCCTATGTCTGGGCCTTTACGGACCTCCTTCTGGGGCAGGCGGGCGATTCAGGTCTTGACGACCTCGGCGTCGGCCGCTCCGTTGCAAGTGGGGGCGACTGGTGATGTGGAACCCTTTTGAGCGCAGGAAACTGGCCGATAAGCCCGCCGAGGCGCCCAAGGCATCCGTGCCCAAAGGCGAGGTGGGCTATGTGTCGTCCGACATCTACAAGGCGGCGGATATCACCCGCTGGGACCCCGACGCCCTTAAGCGCAAGAAGGGGCTCAAGATCTATGAAACCATGATGGATGACGACCAGGTCAAGCCCGTGCTCGAGTTCAAGAAGCACGCCGTCCTGGCCCGGGACTGGTTCTTCGACGTCGACGAGGACAGCGAGACGGCCAAGGAAGACGAGGAAAAGGCTGAATTCTTCTACCAGGTCATCGAGAAAATGGACGGCTCGTTCTCGGACAAGCTGCTGCTGATCCTCTCGGCCCTGCACAACGGATTTTCCGTCGTGGAGAAGGTTTTCAAGCCGATCGACTGGGACGGCAAGGCCATGTGGGGGATCAAGGACTTGAAGCTCCGGCCGGCCGACACCTTCGACGGGGGCTTCAAGATCGACCCCCACGGCAACATCCTGGGCATCGAGCAGGTCGTGGCGGGGCAGCGCCTGGAGATCCCGTTCGACAAGATCATCCACTTCACCCACCAGGGCGAGTACGACGGCTGCTACGGCAAGTCAGACCTGCGGGCCTGCTATCGCTCGTGGTGGTCCAAGGACATCGTCATCAAGTTCCAAAACATCTTCCTCGAGCGCCACGCCTCGGGGTTTATCTTCGCGCAGGTAAAGGAAAACCAGAGCCTCAACACGACCGACAAGACGGCCATGCAGAACTTCCTGAACAACATCACCATGCGGGCCGCGGCCATCATCCCGGGAAGTATCGAACTCAAGCAGTTTCAGCCGGTCAACACAAGTGCCTTCTCGGAGGCCATCGCCAACTATGATAAGGCCATCGCCCGCAGCGTGCTGTGCCCGAACCTGCTGGGCCTCTCCGAGCAGGGGCAATACGGCAGCTACAGCCAGTCCGAGACGCAGCTCAAGGTGTTCTTCTGGATCATCGACACCATCGCCAAACGCCTCGAGGAATGCCTCAACGAGCAGGTATTCAGGCAGCTTGCGGAGTGGAACTTCGGCACCGACGAGTTCCCGCCGTTTCGGTTCAACCCCGTGACAGCCGAGAGGGCCGCCGAGATCGCAAAGGTGTGGAGCGAGATGATCTCGAAGGGCGCCGCGTCGAAGTCAGACAGTGACGAGGGCTACATCCGCAACATCCTGGGCTTCCCCGAAAAGGACGAGGCCAGCGTGCAGAAACCGCCCGCCATCCCTCCCCGGGGGCAGGATCCGAACAACCCGGACGGGTCCGACGAGGAACCGGAAGACCCCGATGACGCCGAGGAGCCCGACAATGAGGACTGGGTAGAGAAGCAAAACGAGTGGAAGCGTGCCTTCGTCCGCAAGGAGATGGCCGCAAAACCGTGGCTGAGGCGCGTCAATTTCGCCCGTATCGAGCGAACGCTGGACGACCGGGACCGTCTGTTTACCGAGGAGATGAACGCGCTCCTGGGGCAGGCCAGGGCCGCGCTGGACGCACAGGTGGCGAAGGTGTGGGGCGAGCGCAGCGGGTCCAACGTCAACCCCAAGGAGATCGAGGGTATCAGCCTGCCCCGCAAGGTGGTCTCGGAGATGCGAAAGACCATCCGGACCAACCTGACGGCCATCCTCGAAGACGGATACGAGCAGGCCAGGCGGGAGCTGCCCCGGCGCAAGCTGGCAAAGCCCATCCGACCCGGCATGGACAAGACCAAGACCGAGAAGTTCTTGGCCTCGAAGTCCATGAAGATCGCCGACGTCTACGAGCAGCGCACCCTGGAGGCAACCCAGCGCGTGCTGGAAAACTCCATCAAGTACGACCGGAGCCTCAAGGATACGCGCAAGGCCCTCGAGGACGACACGGACCTGACGGCCCTGCTGCCACGGATCAACGCTGCGGGCAGGGCGGTCAACATCCCCGCAAGGCTGGAGAACATCATCCGGACCAACACGGCAGACGCCCTGAACCAGGCCCGGCAGGCCCTGTTCACCGAACCGGAGATGAAGGGTTTCGTGGAGGCCTTCGAATACAGCGCCATTTTGGATGACCGGACCTCGGAGGTCTGCGAGCACCTAAACGGGAAGATCTTGAAGGATTTCGGGATCTACACGCCCCCGAACCACTTCCAGTGCCGCAGCCTGCTGGTCCCCGTGACGCAGGTGGACAGCTGGGACGGCAAGGAAAGCCCGCCCCCGCGGGTACAGCCGGAGAAAGGTTTTATGTGATGCAGACTCTCAAGACCATCACGACGATTGAGCTGTCGAACCTCTGCAACCTGCGGTGCCTGTACTGCATCAACAGGCTGCTGGTGCGCCACCCCTCGCGCACGCCCGGGATCATGACGGACGATGTCTTCGAGCGCACCCTGGTCGTGCTCAAGGCCCTCTGTGACCGGGGGACGCAGCGGGAAGTGAACATGAACGGCAACGGCGAGAGCTGCCTGGACCCGCAGCTCCCCGAGCGGATCCGCAGGGTGAAGGACATCGTGGGCGCCGATCGGCAGGTCGGCATGTCCACCAACGGGGTCAACATGACCTACGAGCTGGCGCGCGCCCTCCGGGACAGCGGTCTGGATCGGCTGGACATCTCCCCTCACAGCGTCTACCACGCCCGGAGGGCCGTCGTCCACATGGTCAAGGCTGGATGGGCGGGCCGGGGGATCATCAACACCGGCCCGATCAACGCCTCGCACAACTGGGCGGGGCAGCTCGAGCCCGAGCACACCATCGAATGCCGGATGGACGGCATCCCCTGCGATCCGCTCATCGAGGGCAGGGGCTACGTGCTGGCCGAGGGCAACGTAACGCCCTGCTGCTACGACTACCGGAACCTTGGGGTCTTCGGCAGCGTCTTCGACGGGGACCTGCTCGACAGACCGGTCAGGCCGTACAACCTCTGTTACACATGCCATCAGAGAATACCCGAAGGGGCATTCGGAAAGTGGACGGATGAAGATCAGAACCATCAACAGCATCGAAGTATCGGCGCTCTGTAACCTCAAGTGCAGGTACTGCCCGGCCTCGATCCAGAAGCAGCACCGGCCCGTGGGGCTCATGGAGATGGCCACCTTCGAGAAGGCCGTCGACTGGGTTGCCCGGTTCTCGGAGATGGGCTCGCAGCTCGAGCTGAACCTCTTCGGCGTGGGCGAGCCTACCCTGAATGCGAACCTCGTGGAGATGGTCCGGCACGCGCGGCGCAGGCTGGCCTTCCGGCAGGTGATCCATACCAACACCAACGGCCTGCTGATGACCGAAGACCTTGCCCGCGCCCTCAAGGAAGCGGGCATCAACCACATAGACATCACGGGCCACGACGCCTATCACGCGGCCAAGACGATCCGGATCTTCCGGAAGGTGGGGATCGAGGGCCAGCTCTCCCTCGATGCCGTCGTGAACCCGAACAACTGGGCCGGTCAAGTCGACTGGTTCGATGCACAGTACGATGCGGGGCCCTGCCCGTGGCTGGGCCGGGGGCAGGCCTTTATCCTCTGGAACGGGGATGTCTCGACCTGCTGCATCGACGCCTTCGGCCGGGGGATCGTGGGCAACATCTTCACGGACGACCTGACGCAGATCGAACTCAAGCCGTTCGAGCTGTGCAAGACCTGCCACCACAAGCAGCCGGGCGCCGAGATCATGAAGCCGCGGCTCATCCACGCGGCCCGGTAGGAGGTAACGGATATGCCTGACAACGACGACAAGCTCCCGCAGGCGCAGGACCAGGATTTCGAGATCTTCTCGGCCGGCACCTGGAACGGGGACAAGTATTCGGTCGACGACCTCGACGAGATGGTCCGCAACTTCGACGCCCTGACGGAACAGGTCAAGCCCCCGCTCAAGCTGGGGCACGACGACGCCGGGGTGAACCTGAAACTCAAGGGCGGCCAGCCCGCCCTCGGATGGGTAAAGGCCCTCAAGCGCGTGGGCGAGAAGCTCGTGGCCACCGTGACCGGGATGCCGGAGATCGTGGCCAAGGCCATCGAGAAGGGCCTCTACAAGCGCGTCTCCTCGGAGATCTACTGGAACCTCAAGCTGGGGGACAAAACCTACAAGCGCGTGCTCTCGGCCGTGGCGCTCCTCGGGGCGACCATCCCGGCCGTGACAAACCTCAAGGACTTAGAGGTCTTCCTCAGTCAATCCATGCTCGACGCAGCATCGTTTGACGGCTGCAAGGCCTATTCCTTCGACACCGACTCGAACGGACAGATCACAAGGAGCAACGACATGGACGAAGAGAAAATCCGCAAGGAATACGAGCAGAAGCTCGCGGACGAGAAGAAGGCGCGAGAAGCGGCCGAGCAGAAACTCGCCGAGTTCGAGGCCGAGCGGGTCAAGAAGCTCAAGGAGGACCGCACGGGCGAGCTGAAAGCCTTCTGCGAGGAGCAGGTCAAGGCCGGGAAGATGACCCCGGCACAGCGCGACATCCTCACCGCAAAGCACGCCTACTCGGACGAGTCGGGCGTGTCGATCTCCTTCGA